ATGCTCGTCATTATGACCAAACGCCGCTGGCAAACCATGCTCGCAGGCATCCTCAACATGGAGAAACGTATCATGGCATCTCTCGATGACCTCAAGGCTGCTGTTGCCGCTGAAACCACTCTCGTCGCTGGTGTCGGCACTCTGATCAGCCAGCTGCAGGCTAAGGCCACCGCCGTCCCCGGTCTCACCGCCGATCAGCAGGCCGAGCTCGATTCCATCTTCAATGAAGTGACGGCAGACTCCGCATCGCTGACGTCCGCGCTCACTGCTGGCACCCCGGCTGCTCCCGTCGCCCCGGACGCGAGCGGTAGCGCTCCTTCTGCTGCATAAACGATCTGGCTGACTGTATTTGTTTGAACGAAAGCCGCCCATCGAGGCGGCTTTTTTTTGTTCATAGGATGCGGGGTAGAGCAGCGGTAGCTCGGATGGCTCATAACCATCAGGTCGGAGGTTCAAATCCTCCCTTCGCAACCAGCTATCGAAGCCGGGCGTCCGGCTAGGCGCGCACTGACTTTCCTGTTCAGGTGCGTGTCCGAAGGGGAAGCCTAACAGGCGCGCAATGCTCGTCCGTCGACGGCTACAAGCGCGATAATTCGCCCGAATGGGCAACGAGTTCGGTCTGCATGCGCGTTCGCGGGAGCGACGATAGGCTGTAAGTCCTCGGCTCGAAACTGGGCTGGCAAAAATTCCCCGGTAACCAGTCCGGTTAGACCGAAGCCATTTCGGTATGTGCACTTCTTGCACATACTGAATTTGACCGCCGCCTGAGAGCGGAGGACGCGGCGTCTCTCAGCGAGCCGTGTCCGAGGGATTAAAGCGAGCTTGATCTAGCTCCCGGCATGGCTTTGCCGCTGACCCGAAGTCGGTCAAGCAGTTCGATGCGGTCGCGATGGGCCCACAACGGGTAGCAACGGTCGCCGCATCGAAACAGTTCTTGGGATGGCACACTTCAGTTTTGCTACTGAAAGTGACGTTTCGCTTCATTCGATATCACCCGACAGTTCTTTGTATTTTCTGCAAAGAAGTCTGTTCATGTTAGGTGCCCGGCTAAATTTAGCCTCGGGGCTAATGAGTTGTAAGTTTCCCTTCGCCCGGCGACTCCCGCACCCGTAAGGCCATAGCTTTGGGTGCTCAAACAAGGCTGCGATCGTCCGGGGAGACCGGCGAGAGGCCGGGCGCACACCTCAGACATAACCTCTCGTAATCGCAGCAAAGCTGGCCATTCAGAGACCGAACGGTGCCTTTTGAAAAACAATCAAGATAAATCAAGTCATGGCTGAGCACGGGGGAAAGCGTGTAGGCGCCGGCCGCAAAGCTGGCGCGAGGAATAAGGCGACGGCAGAGCGGCAGGCGGCTGTAGAAGCGTCCGGTATTTCTCCGCTTGATTATTTGCTGCAGGTCATGCGCGACGATAAAAATGAGCAGGGTGTACGCATAGAGGCCGCGAAGGCGGCCGCGCCCTATGTCCACCCAAAGCTTCAGTCAGTCGTCCTGCATGGCAACAATGATGATGGCAGCTTCACTTTCAACATCAATCTGAACGGCGCCGACGCCCGGGCCTGATGCCGAACATCAGTCTCAGCCATGACAATTTCAGCAAAGGTCAGATGGCTGCGCTGGAAATGCTGTCTGGCGATAACCGTTTTTCCTGTCTCGTTGGCGGGACGCGCTCCGGCAAAACCTTCCTGATTGTCCGGCATATTCTGATCCGGGCCCTGAAGGGCGCGGCATCTCGACATGCGATCTTGCGCTTCCGCGGAAATGCGGCGCGCGGCTCGATTTCGCTGGACACGCTGCCTACCGTCGCGTCGAAGTGCTTTCCTGGCCTTCCGATGCGAGAGCATAGGCAGGAAGGTTTTTTTGAGCTTCCGAACGGCTCTCAAATCTGGGTCGGCGGCCTAGACGACAAGAACCGCGTCGAGAAGGTGCTCGGCCTCGAGTTCGCGACGGTCTTCCTTAACGAGGCCTCGCAGATCCCTTATGCGTCCGCGCTCATCGCTTTCACCCGATTGGCGCAAGTGGTCCCCGGGCTCAAGCAGCGCGGGTTCGTCGACCTAAATCCGGTCGGCAAGGGGCATTGGACGAACATTCTCTTCGGTGAGAAGCGCGATCCGATCTCGAAGCGCCCATTGGGTGACCCTGAGAATTACGCGCGCGCGTTCCTGAACCCGAAAGACAACGCGCATAATTTGTCGCCAGAATTTCTCGCCAGCCTCGCGAACCTGCCGGAGCGCCAGCGGAAGCGCTTTTATGACGGCATCTATGTCGATGAGGTCGACGGCGCGCTGTGGACCTACGAGCTTCTTGAGGCAACGCGGTGTGGGCCGGAGGACATTCCGGAATCGAAACGCGCCGCCGTGGTGATCGCTGTCGACCCATCCGGGGCGAGCGGCAAGGAAGATAAGAGAAGCGACGAAATCGGGATCATTGTTGCGGCGCGCGGCCAGGATGGCGATGGGTACGTGCTCGATGACAGATCCTGCCGCGAGGCGCCTGCCGTTTGGGGACGCCGCGCCGTAACGGCGTATCATGAGTATCGGGCTGATTGCATCGTGGCCGAATCCAATTTTGGCGGCGAGATGGTCCGGGCGGTCATCCAAGCGGCTGACCCGAATGTGCCTGTCCGCTTGGTGACGGCCAGCCGTGGCAAGGCGGTGCGTGCCGAGCCTGTGTCGACGAGGTATGCGCAAAAGCAGGTTCATCACGCTGGTCGTTTCCCCGATCTCGAAGATCAGCTCTGCGCTTTCTCCGGCTCAGGATACACAGGCGCAAGCTCGCCAGACCATGCAGACGCCTGCGTCTGGGCGTTGACCTATCTGCTGGGTATCTCGGACGGGACCGCGATCATTCAATTCTACAAGGAAGAATTGGAGCGCCAGCAGCCGCAAGAGGTGCCGCAGCATGGCTGGTCGATACCTGGTGGCGCCATCGTGCCGTCGGCGAGCATTTCATTCTTTGTCAATGAAGGCACAAGTCAGATCATCGGAATGTCCGGCACGGTTTATCGGCCAGATGTCGACGGTGTCATCGCTGTGAGCGAGGCCGATGCCGCGCCGCTGCGGGCTCAAGGGTTTGTGGAAATCCAACAATGACTAAATCGGCGTCAGTGATGATCTGCGAAGCGTTGGGACTCAACCCTGCAAAAGTAGAGAAAATTATCATAGTTGCGGATCGTGACAAGGTAAGTGTTGAGACCCATTGCCTTGAGACGCATGGCGAAGCCGTCGCGGACATCCTGAGCAAATTCACACTCATGCCAGATGCGGGAGAAATGAAGCCATGATGCCGAAAGTCAAACTGAAGGCCGCGCCGGGTCAGGCCGGAACCATTCATGCCAGCGCGAGCGGCAAAACCTATGAGCATGATGCCGATGGTTTCGTAGAAGTCGATTCCTGCGATGTCGCAGCGCTCATCGGCTCGGGCGGTCACATGATCGTCCAGAGTGAGCTCCCCGCCGCCGGTAACGCGCCCGCGTCCGATGCGCCCGACGTAAAAGAAGAGCTTGTCTCGTTGCATCGCCCATCGCCGGACGAACACCCGCAGCAGAGCGAGGATTTTGGCGGCGCGATGCCTCCGCATGGCGTTGAGCATGGTGCCGATGGCGAACCGCTCGCGCCGGAGGGGGCTGAGCATCAGCTTCCGCCGGAAGGCGACCGAAACGATCTCTGAGGTAGCTGTAAAACATGGTTGAGCGCGGGGGCGTTCAAGGCATTCCCCTGAGCCCGTATCAGGTGCAGGTCAGTTACGGCGGCCGCTCATCCATTGGCGCAAATGCCTCGAGCTGGTTTGGTCCGCTCGCGCCGATCTCACCGCTCGCGCCAACTGATGTCGCGGGGCGCCAGTGGGATTTCCCGGCTGGCTATAACCTTAACACGCAGCCGCGCTCTTATTCTGCGATCACATTCCAAGATTTGCGGGTCCTCGCAGACGGTTACGATCTCCTCCGAACGGTAATCGAGACCCGGAAAGACCAAGTCGCGAAAATGCGCTGGTCGATCGCGCCCCGAGATAAGAAAGCGCGCGGCGTCGTGCGCAAGAAAGCGCAAATCGAGGCCTTTCTCGCAAAGCCGGACGGTTGTCACGGCTGGGTCGATTGGATGCGAATGACCCTCGAGGATCTGCTCGTCATTGATGCGCCCGCTCTTTATCTGCAACGGAACCGGGCTGGCGATCTGCTTGCACTCGACCCGGTCGACGGCGCCACGATCAAGCCGGTCATTGATGACTGGGGGCGCACGCCGGAACCGCAGTCGACGAATGGTGTCGTCACCTATCCTGTGGCTTATCAACAGATCCTGAAGGGATATCCCGCCGTCGATTACACGACGCGAGATCTGCTTTATCGGCCGCGGAACGTGCGCACACATCGCGTCTACGGGTTCTCGCCTGTAGAGCAGATCGTAGCCACGGTGAATATCGCGCTCCGGCGCCAGGTTTCGACCCTCGATCATTACACAGAGGGCAACGTTCCCGATAGCTTGATCGGCGTCCCGGACACATGGACGCCAGACCAGATCAGGCAGTATCAGTCCTATTGGGACTCGATGTTCGAAGGCAATCTTGCCGCTCGACGCCGGGCCAAATTTGTTCCGGGTGGCGTTGCAAAGACCTTCATTCAGACCCGCGAGCCTGAGCTCAAGGGCGAGTTTGATGATTGGCTGGCCCGCCTCGTTTGCTTTGCGTTCTCGATTTCGCCGCAGAGCCTCGTCAAGCAACTCAACCGCGCGACGGCCGAAACACAGCAGCAGGTCGCCGAGGAAGAAGGACTTGCCCCGATCCTCGATTGGGTGAAGTCACTTATGGACGGCATCCTCGAAACCGAGTTCGATAGTCCGGAACTGGAATTTGCATTCCAACTCGATCGCGAGGTCGACGAAGCCCAGCAGGCCGAGATCCTGAGAGGCTATGTCTCGAGCGGCCAGATGACGATCAATGAGTCCCGCGCTATCCGCGGCCAAGACCCGAGCCTCGATCCGGCGGCCGATAAGCTCATGGCTCTCACTGCCACTGGCTTCGTCCCGATCGACGCGAACACCATCGACGGCAAGAAGGCCAACATCGAAGCTTTCGGCGCCCCTGAAGACAACCCAAGCCCCGCAGAAGAAGAGGATGCGGCGGCATGATTTGGAGAAATGAATGAGCCCGCTTCAGATGTTCATTCCCATCACGAAGGTTGATGCGGCTCAGCGCTTGGTCTACGGCATCGCGACGGGCGAGACCGAGGATCGCTCCGGCGAGATCTGTGACTATGCCACGACCAAGCCTTATTATGAGGCCTGGTCAGGTGACATAGCGAAGTCGAGCGGCGGAAAGTCGCTTGGCAACCTTCGAGCCATGCACGGCAAGGTCGCGGCGGGCAAGGTGACTGAGATCACATTCAACGACGATGCGAAGCAGATCGAGATCTGCGCCAAGGTTGTTGATGACGCTGAATGGAAGAAGGTCGAAGAAGGCGTCTATACCGGGTTCAGCCAAGGCGGTTCCTATATCAAGCGCTGGAAAGATGACGCCGGGCTTCAGCGCTACACGGCCAGCCCGAGTGAGGTCAGCCTTGTCGATCTGCCATGTCTTCCGACGGCGACCTTCGAGATGATCAAGGCTGACGGCGCGACGGAGATGAAGCATTTCGCGGATGAGGTTACTGTTAAGCCGCCATCAAATGATGAAGTAGCCAAGCGGGCAGACGATCTCGCAAAAGCGGCTGGTGACGGCGCGAACGTTGCTGATTTCTTCGAGACGGCGCGCGAGCAGCTCGTCAAGGAATCTAAGGTGGCCACTGTTATTGAGCCAGCAGTGACCGAAGAGCCCAAGGATCTCGAGCAGGTCTGGAAAGCGAAAGATGGCAAGACCTTCGCTAAAAAGGATGAGGCCATCGCGCATAATGCTGAAATTGGCGCCAAGGCTGCTGTGGATTTGGCCGCCGCGCCGGTACTCGATGCGATCGCAAATATCCGAGCTGATCTTATTGGCGAACCCGCCGCGCCTGAGACAGCAGCGGCAAAAAAGGCACAGCTTTTCGCTGATCTGCAGAAGTGGGCTGGCAAGGAAGCATGGGACGCTGCTGCTGCCATCGACTGTATCGAGACGATTTATGCATTGATCGACTCGGAACTCTGGGAAGATGAGGCCGGCGAAGAAGGGCAGATTGAAATGCTGCGCCAAGCTATCGCGCGTCTAAAGGAATTCGTCGCTTCCGAAATCAAGGAAGAGGCAGAGCCGATGACGATGAGCTTCGACAGGGAGGGCCTTGCCAAGGCTGTCGAGACGTTGACGGCTGAACGCGACGGCTTACAGAAAGCCATCACGGAAACCATACTTCCAGCCGTTGCCGACCTGCGCAAGAGCTTTGAGGAAAAGCTCGCCGATCTGAAAAAAGCTGTCGATGCGCAGCCAGTCCCGACCCGTTTGATCGGCCGCGCCATCTCGAAGGCTGAAGATCAGGGCGTGCAGCAAGCGGATGCCGAAAGCCTTGAAAAGCAGCTTTCGGCGATGTCGCCGGAAGAACAAGCGCTTCTCGTTTTGAAGATTGCTCAGAAAAACCCACAGCTGATGGCCTTAAACGGCCGCTAAAAACTTCGCAGTCGGAAGGCTGGAAGCCACGGGCACTCGCCCTTTTCATCCTCATAGTCAAAGCGGCGCGCACCGGAGACGGGGCAGGCGTGCGCAATGGCGCGTCTATAGGACCCTGTGAAAATGGATAATACTTTCGAAGTCATCGACAAACTGAAGGGCTCGTTCCAGAAGTCCTTCACCCCCGATCTGCTGAAGGCGACTTTCTCGCAGTCGGGTAGTCCCACTTCCGGCCTGACCTATTATGACCTTGAAGTTGGGGCGAAGCTCCTCTACCCCGTGCTGACGCCTCTGCGCAATTCGATCCCGCGCGTCTCAGGCAAGGGCGGTATCCAGGCGGCATGGCGAGCGATCACCGGCATCAATACGTCAGGCATGCGCGCTGGTGTGTCAGCAGGCAACCGTGGTGGCGTCATCGCTGTCGCGACGCAGGATTACACCGCTTCCTACAAGGGCATCGGCATGGAATCGAACGTCGAATTCGAAGCCACTTACGCTGCTCAGAACTTTGACGACGTGCGCGCGCTCGGCGCCAAGACTGGCCTCGAATCTCTTATGCTTCAGGAAGAGGCGATCATCCTTGGAGGCAATACCTCTGTCGCCCTCGGCACGACGCCCACGCCAACGCTGGTTGGTTCCACTTCAGGCGGCGCTCTTGCGGCTCAGACATGGTCTGTGATCTGCGTGGCGCTCACGCTCGATGGTGTCATCAACGCCAGCGTCGCGGGGGGCATCCAGGCGACGATCACACGGACGAACGCTGATGGTTCCTCCGACACGTTCGGCGGCGGATCCGCGAACAAGTCGGCGGCTGCGACGGTGGCGACGACGGGTTCGACCAGTTCCATTTCGGCGACTGTTGCCGCTGTCTCGGGCGCGCTGGGCTATGCCTGGTTCTGGGGCACTTCCGGGTCCGAAGTGCTCGGATCGATAACGTCGATCAATTCCGTGATCATCACGGCTGCAGCGGCTGGCACGCAGACTGCGGCATCTCTCGGTACGACTGACCGAAGCACGAACGCTCTTGTCTTCGACGGTCTAATCTATCAGGCAGTCAAAGCGAACTCAGGCGCATATATCCTGACGCAGCCAACCGGAACGGCTGGCGTCGGGACGCCTCTTACCGCCGATGGCGCGGGCGGAATTGTTGAGATTGATGTCGTCCTGAAATACATGTGGGACGTCTACCGCTTGTCGCCGGATACGATCTGGGTCAATTCGCAGGAAGCACTCAACATCTCGAAGAAGTTGCTCGCGGGCACTTCCAATGCGGCTTACAAGATCGAAATCACGGCGGAGCGCGGCGCGCTTGGCGGTGGCATCATGGTGCGCACCTATCTCAACCGCTTCTCCATGCAGGGCGGCTCGGTTCTCGAGATCAAGGTCCACCCGAATCTTCCGGCTGGCACGATCCTGATCACGTCGAAGTCGATCCCCTATCCGCTTTCTGGCGTCGGCAACGTCATGCAGATCCGCACGCGCCAAGATTATTACCAGATCGAATGGCCGCTTCGCTCGCGCAAATACGAGTATGGCGTCTATGCGGATGAGGTGCTGCAGCATTACTTCCCGCCGTCAATGGCGATGATCACCAATATCGGCAACGGCTGATAGCGCGCTTCCTGGCGCGCATCGAAACGCTTAACTCGATGAGGTGATCATGAACTGGCGAATGCTTCCGCCGACGAATGTCGCGCATCAGACGCGTGTCGTGAACGGCCGTACCTACACAGGGGCGCCTGGCACTTCGGTTTCGGTGCCGGATGTTGACGGGCCAACCCTGCAGGCCAATGGCTGGACATTCATCGCCCTTTCGGGGACGACGTCTGCCAGGCCGTCCAGCAAGCTTGGTGTCGCGAATAATCATCGCGGCACGCTCTTCTTCGATGAGACGCTGAGCGCGCTTATCATCACCGACGGCACGACGTGGCGGAACCCTGCCACCGGGGCCTCAGTCTAAGGATTTGCCCATGATCAAAATGCGCGCGCCGTCGCATATCAGCTCTCTCTCTGGCTACGAGATCGGCAGGGACGGCTCCGTCATTGTCGATGAGCAGCATGCCGCCCATCTGCGAGAGGCTTTTGGGTTCACGCATTTCGATGCAGATGAAGCGTCACTCGCTTTGGGCGGGGCACTCCGCCAGCAAGCCTTTGATGCTGGCGTCAGTTCTCTCAACCGGCACCTTGATCGGCTCAGCGATGAGGAGCTTGAGGCTTTCGTCAAGAATATGCCTTTGATGGAAGATCCTGATGGTCGAGATCCTCGGCGCCGCTCCGTAATCGCAAGAATGTCACTGCTCTCGACAGAAGAACTTGAGGCTCTTCTTGAACTGGCGCGCGGCGGAGAAGATGTTGCGGAGAGTGAAATCGGCGACGTCTCTGCCGTCACGGTCGAGCAGATCGACGCCATGAAGCGGAACGATCTGTTCGCCTTCTTGCGAGCGAAGAATATTTCGGCCCCGACGCCGATCACGAATGATGAGCTTCGCGCAAAGGCCAAAGCCGCTCTCTAAATGGCTTCTCCAATCGATCTTACCACGCCTGCCAACGCGCTCGATTGGCTTCAAATCGGTAGCCCGTCATCGGCGCAGAGTGCTCTCATCAGCCGCCTGATTACGGCGACGTCGACGCAAATTCAGAAGTTCCTCGGCTATAACGTTCTTGCTGCAGACTTCGCGAAGACGTTCGATGGGCCAGGGGGGAAGCTCCTTTCTCTGCCGGATGGGCCGATCATCTCGGTGGCATCGGTTCAAGTGGGTGCAGTTTCGATAGGTCCAGGCACGCTGACGGGCGTCGGATATTTCATCGGTGACAGCGTGATTGAACTCTGTGGATATGAGTTCTGCCGCGGCCGTGGCAATGTCGCCGTGAGCTACAGAGCAGGATATGAGGCGGTCCCGGCTGACATCGAGCAGGCCTGTCTCGATTGGCTCTCTGGAGCATGGAACAGTCAGGACAGAGACCCGACGTTGGCGAAGATCAAGGCTGGTGACACTGAATTCGATTACGGGTCAGCCACAACGAAAGTCGGGTTGAGCACGCTGCTGATGCCGCCAAGCGTGGCATCAGTTCTTCAGCCATACCGACGAGTGTTTTAGCGTGGGATCGATTTATGTCAGGACGATATCGATTTATCGCCCTGAGCCTGAAACGGACGGGAGCGGCAACCTCACGCCCGGCAACGTTGGGTATAGCGGGCTTTCATCCGCAATCGCCCAGACATTGCTTTTCGAAGGTATCCCGGCATCGATACAGGCTGAGGCCCTCGGTTCTGTGCGCTTCGGCGCTGACGTCCCGGCCGATGCGCCTGGTCCGGTCAAATGGTCGATCTATATCCCGAAAAGGGCATTGAAGCTCGGTGATGTTCAGGATCGAGATACAGTCGTCGATGACTTGAACAATAGGTATCAGGTTGCTTTCTCCTATTGGAACATCTTGGGCTACAAGCTCGGAACGATAAAGCTTCAGAACTGATGGCCGATATTTCTGACGCGATGGATGCGCTTGCATCACTTATCGAGAACACGGTTTATCCAAATGGCACGAGCCAGCCGAGTATTTCCGGCGCTACCGTCCAGATCATGCAGGGCTGGCCGCTGCCTGCCGCTCTTGAGAAGATTGCTGCTTTGCCGAATATCCCGGCAACGACTGATCCGAGAGAAGTCATTGTTTCGATCTATCCGTTGTCGGGAACGGGAAATGATCCGGGCCAGCCTCTCAACGAGAGCTTCGAGTTTTCAAGAAATGAAGCTGGCCTCGTCATAACGATCGGTGATGATGGAACCTTCACCTTTCTCGGGACCCCGAACGCTGGCGAAGTCGGGGCGATCTTCGTTAATGGAGAGCCATTCAACTATACAGTCGTCGAAGGTGATCAGCCATCAAATGTAGCCGGGGCTCTATTCGCGGATGTCCTTCAAGCGTTTCCCGGCGCTGTTGGCACGGCCACGACGATCATGGTTCCGTCTGCCTTCGACGTTAGCGCGAAAGTAGGCGTCACCGGCACAATCATGCACAAGCTGCATCGACAGCGGCAAAATATGCAGATCGTCGTCTGGGCCAGCAATCCGGCCGATCGAAACAAGGTCGCCGCAGCGCTTGAAGTGACGATTAAAGCACTGTTCCCCATCGAAATGCCTGATGGGACGACATGCGTCATTGTTTATCAGTACCTGAATTTCAGTGATCACGAGCAGCGCCAGGGAATTTACCGGCGCGATATCGTCGTCGGCGCGACGATCGATTCGACTGAAGCCTATCAGGGGACGGAAGTAACGGCGGTCCGGCCGGGATTACAGAATTAAGAGGTCGCAATGTACGAATTCACTGTCGTGCAGCCGTTCGATTTCAACGGCTATGTCTATCAGATCGGTGAGAAGATCAGCGATCCAGAGGTGATTCCTCTTCTTGAGACGCCGAAATATGCCCGTAACGTCTCACGCCATTATGTAACTGAGACGGAAGTGCCGGAGCTTCCCGTAGTGCCTGCCAAGATGGACGTGAAGGCACTATCGGTTTCGGACAGCAAAGAACAAAGCGCTTCTGAGTAAGCGCCCCTTCTCGCCTGACATCTAACTTCGAAGGATTCTGCGATGCCTACTGGTCGCGCGGGGCAGTTCAATATTACCGGCATCACGAACCCGGGCCCCTATGTCATCAACAATCTGCCGGTGTCGAATGCAACCGGTGTCCCGACCAACATCGAAGCTATGGTCGGCGTTGGAAGCTGGGGGCCGGTGAATTCGATCATCGTCGGAACGAACGAAGGTGATTGCACGGCGAAACTCGGGACGCCACAGGTCCGGTTTGCCGATATTGCAACCCATGTCGAAGCCGCTTGCCAGCTCGGGGCTGCCATCAACTTCCGTTGGGTCCGCGTCACTGATGGGACCGATACGGCCGCGACCGCATCGGTTCAGAGTTCGGGACAGGCGACCGCCCGCTATACCGGCACGATGGGCAACAAGATCACGATCTCATTTGCCAATACGGCAAATGTTGGCGCTTATGCGGCCGTCGTGCAAGGGGCGACTGGCCTCCCGGAACGCTTTGACAATATCTATCAGGGGCTGCAAAGCGTCACTGTCAGCCCGGGCACCGGCTATACTTCTGTCCCGTCTGCCGCGATCAACGCTCCGCAGATCCCCGGCGGCGTGCAAGCGACCGTCCGCCCGAAGCTGAAGAGCGTTACCCAGACGCTTGGCTCTGGTGGTACCGGTCATGCGATCGGCGACATTGTGACGTTCGGTGCTGGGGTCAAAATTCAGGTCAGCACTGTCACCGGCGGTGCCATCGCGACCTTCACGGTTGTCAATCCCGGCTCGATCACGTCTGGTTCCGTGCCCAGTACTGTAGGCAACCAGACGGCGTCGACCGGTTCCGGCACTGGTGCCACGCTAACTCTTGTCTGGGGGCTCGACGCACCGACGATCACTTATGGTTCAGGTTATTTCCTTGCTGTCGGCGCCCCGATTACAATCACGCTGACCGGTGGCGGCGCCGGTTCGCCCGGTACCTATACGGCAGTCGCTTCCTTCTGGGCCGCGTTGGCAACTGCGATCAACAATGGCAACACGCAGCGGGCGCGCTCCGATTATATCGTCTTCACTCCCGGCAGTTCGACAGCTGCCCCGACGACCGGAACGATTATTACGCTCTCAGGCGGAACGGATGGCGCCGCGGGCGTTGGAACCTCCCAGCTTGTCGGCGTCGATGGTCTCGCCACGAACCGAACCGGCATGTATGCACTGCGCGGCTCCGGCATGGATGCCTTTGAGCTCTGTGATTGTGTCGATACGGCGCCGTGGGGGGCTATGCTTGCCCTCGGTATCCAGGAAGGTGCCTATCCTGTTTCGGTTGCCCCGTTGGGGACGTCAATCAGCGATACGGTCGCGCTGCGGCAAACGGCTGGCATTGACGATCCGCAATTCAAACTTCTGACCGGAGACTGGCCCGGGTTCTATGATCAGTATTTCGGGGCCCGTATCGTGTCTCCGGCCGCTTTCGCGCTTGGCCTTTTCGGCAACCTGTCGCCGGAGCAGGGCACGATCAACAAGCCTCTGACTGGCGTTCTTTACACCCAGACCTCTCTTTCTGGAGTCCCTGTCGCATCTGCCGATCTTGCCGTGGCGGAAACCGGTGGCGTCGACGTCATTGGGAAATCGAGCGATCTCGGGGTCGATTATTTCACCTTGCTCACCGGGCGCAACTCGTCCTCGAACACGATCGCGCGCGGCGACGAATACACACGCCTGACAAACTATCTGATCAAGACCTTTATGCAGGTCGGACGACAGTTCGTGGGCAGGCTTCAGAGTCAGCAGAACACGGACCCGACGCGTATCGCGGCGCTCCACACATTCGATTCCTTCTGCCAGACGCTGAAAGATCCGTCTTCTGGCTCGGGCGGCTACGGTCTCATTGATGACTTCCAGAACATCTGCCTCGGCCCGAATGATCCTGGCACGAATAATACCGCGGCGACCATTCAGGCAGGCGACCTCTTCCTGACATCGCGGGTTCGTTACCTGAGCGTCGTCCGCTACTTCGTCGTTAACCTATTCGGCGGCAACAACGTCTCTGTGACGGTCTCGAATGCCGCGCAATAATCCTTCAGAGCAGCCTTAGGAAACCGCTATGAGCGTCAATGGAATGACCGTTGGCCAGTCGTACACGATTGGCCTCTACGATGGCTCTTTGAGCTCGCTTGTCGAGTTGGGCGATGTCCAGAACTTCAAGTCGACGATGCTCAAGCATGATTTGAAGAACATGCCGTACAATGCGCCACCGGTTTACGGCTACATTCCCGATGGCGCGTCAGGCACCTTCCAGATTATGCGCACGAAGCCGGATCTGGAAAACCTCTTTCTGCGCCTGGTTGATATCTTCAACAATGGCGGCGATCTCCTTGCGGGGTACATCAACGAGACGATCCGCGAAACGGGCGGTTCATACACGCGCTATCAGTATCAGCGAGCAGTCTGGTTCCTTACGGAAAGCGCCGACGTCTCGCGCGACAAGAACGTCATGCAGACCGTGAGCTGGATGGCTTCGGCGAAAGTCATTCTCTAACACATTTCAGAAGGCTCCTTTATGGCCACCTATTCAGAAACCATCCTGCAGCGATATAAGGCTGTTGAGGAGGAGCGCGATACCTTCGGGCGCATCATCAAGGTTCAACGTCTCCGCCCTTTTGATGACGCAACCATGCGAAAGATCGCGGGGACCGAAGTCGTCGGTGTTCTGAGCGTCATGGCGGTTGCGGCCTGCGTCCGGGAAATCGTCGATGAAGAAGGCAAGTCGAAGCTCTTCGCGCCGCCGCGCTCCGAAGCCGATATCGCCATCGTCATGAACGCGTTGGACGAAGAAGGCATTGCCGCAGCTCTGAAGGCTTACGCTCGGTTGCGGGGCATTGATCTTGATGGTGACGGCGAGCCGACGGAGGATGTCGTTGACGCCGCAAAAAACTAGCTGATGACCACGCGATGATGCAGGCGGCATTCCTCGTTCAGAACGGAATCTCGCTTGATGTCGCGATGGCCATGGACCCGCATGAAGCGCTCGCCTGGGCCGTAATGTTCGGCAAATTGAAGGGCGGCAATTTCAATTGGTCAACGCTGAGTTGGATAAAGGACTGATGGCTGAATTCTCGCTCACAAGCTTTGCGGCCTTTCTGGCGGGCTCGGTTGCCGCGATGGAACACAGCAAGCATGAAGCCTTGGACCGGGCCGCGAAAGTCGTTCAGGATGAAGCTAAGCGCGTTCTCGGCACGCATGATTATAATTGGCCGCCGCTGAAATCGGAGACGATCGCGCATAAGGCGAACGGTGACACGCCGTTGCTCGAGACTGGTGAATTGCGGGACTCGATCAAGCGCTCGGTCGGTCACGATGAGGCGGTCGTTGGTTCGGACAACGACAAGGCGCTGTATCACGAGTTGGGAACATCAAAGATTCCGCCGCGTCCATTCCTGATGGGGGCGGCAATGCACAAAGAGGCAGAGGTGCGGCATATCCTTGGCGCGCAGGCGCTCAAAGGGCTGATCACTAAACCCTGAGAACAGCGCTGATGAGCCAGATTGCGCCAACAAGGACGAGACCGAGAGCGGCGCCAATGACGATTTTCACGCCCATCATGATCGTTGCGAAGAACCAATCAGCAGCGTGATCGCCAAAACGTTTTCCCATGGCTCGCATGGGCGTGAAGACGATGCCCTCGCGCTTGATCCGCCCCTCGATTGTCGGTGTTGCTCTCGGCCGGCGGGGTGGCGGCCAGTCCCATTCGTGATCCATATGCTATGACCTCGGAACCCAGTCGCACGCCACGCGCGTCGAAATTTGGGATGGTACTGCCAAGCACCTCACTGCAGCATAGGGGGTGATTTCTACCCTAAACTCTCCAATGTCCTTGGCATCATCACCTCTCATAAGGCCTAATTTACCTGAAAGCTTGAGTAGTTTATCGTCAGTATCGACAACTTTAGGGTCGAATACCTGCATGATATCTATCACGGTGCCATAGAACGTCATCAAATTTGACATATCTGCGCGCGAGCCAGTTAGAACTATTTTTGACACGTTACCATTAGCAACTGTCATATTTAGTGTTAAATCTAAATCGAAACGCCCATTTATTAAGTTTAATTCTTTCATTGTAGAAATTGATTTTTTAAATGCACGATCATTGAAAGAGCAGGTTACAATGTTCTTTTTGCTTTTGCATGTGTTTACAGTGCTTGCATCAAGATCAGCCGCGTCAGTTGTATTGGAACGTATCGCAGAGTTGAGTTTGTCTTTGAATACATCAGGAGTGAAATCAAAGATCGGCTCGGCTGCGACCAGAAATATCCCAGCTAATAGCGTTGCTCCAAACACGTTCGCTTCCCTTTCTTGGAGAAATTGAGTGGAAGTCTATCAAATCGCTGTAAAGCTGGCGATGACCTCGAATGCGCCCGCGTTCCTTTCGGCTCTCAGCTCGCAGCTCATACACGTCCATGCGAAGGTGAAGGAATTAGAGGGCGGCCTTAACCGCCTGAGCCGGATCAAACTTGCCGTCGGTGGCGGGTTAGCGATTTTTGGCGGCGAGGCCGCCATCAAAGGTCTGACCAAGCTGGTCGATAAGGGGAACGAACTCGTCAGAATTCAGCAGAATATGGCGCAGGCTGGCGTGAAAGCGACCGAGATCCAAGAGGCTTATGCCAAAGCCTGGCAGATGACCGGAAAGTATCAAAATGTCGGAGCTGCCGAAGCTCTCAAGGTCATCAATGAAGGGCGCATGACTTTCGGCTCTCAGCATCTTTCCACGGCGCACGCCGAAGATTTCATTCGCATGATTTCCTTCCTGAAGGCCTATCAGGGTGGCAGGCACGGGGCGAACGCTGCAAACTTCGAATCTGAAGCGATTGCAGCGATGAAGTCAGGTGAGATCGCCGGCAAGATCATGCCGGAAGAAATGGCCGAACACGTCAAACAGCTGACGGCAATGCGTGTCGCTTACGGCGACCAGCTGAAGATCGGCCAATATCTCACCGCCCAGCGTGCGGCTGGTGTTGCGCTTCGAAACGCAGGGGATGACTTCCGCTACGGCATGTTCCCTGCTCTGGTTCAAGAAAACGGGCCTGGCGCGGGCGTTATGCTCATGACGGCGTTTAACAAGATTGTTGCCGGCACAGGCAACCGTACGAAGTCACTTGAGCATATGGCCGACATCGGGCTGTTGAACTCGAGCCAGCTCGAATATGATAAAATCGGGCGCGTGAAAGGTCTTAAAGACCCATCGGCTATTCTAAACAATCGTGATGCTGCGCTAAACTTCGGGTCTTGGGTCATGAAGACGTTCAAGCCTTTGCTTGACGCAAAAACACGTGACCCAATTCGTGAAGCGCAGATGATTTCCGCGATGTTCCCCGATCGTAATGCTGCAAAGGCGATCACTGAAGTCCTTCAACAGTTCAGCAAGCTTTCCAAGGATGCGCAGCAGATGGTTGCCGCCCGGCAGGCCCTTAACGAAGGGCGATATCTCGATGAAAGCTGGGAAGGGCAAAAGCAGGCATTTGAGGAGCAGTGGAATAATCTCATGCAGGCGTTGGGTTCGCCGCTTGTTAAAAGCGCGACAGAGATCCTGAAGGATATGAACAAGCATCTCGCTGGATTTTCTCAGTGGGCGTCTCTGAAAGAGAATGCTTCGTCGATTGAAGCCGTTGGAAAGGGCCTTGCCATTATCGGCGCGGCCTTAACCGCGGGTGGTGCGGCGGCGCTTATCGCGGCTCTTGGCCCCGCCGGCTGGCTTGTGGCGGGGATCGTCGCCCTTGGCGCGGCGGCCGTCGCGTATAGGCCAAGAGCGCTTGGAGAAATCGTCAAAGGCTATTCTGACCTCTGGGCCGCGCTTAAGAATGCCGATTTCAAAGGTATCGTGACGGGCATTAAGGAAGTCATCACCGGGGAATTCCATCTGTTGCCAGAGAAAGTGCAGAAGGTTGCGACAGACCTCGCCACCGAGATCGCTTCTTGGCCGACAAAATTGGGCGCCGCGATAACCAAAATGGGTTCAGACCTTGTGGCTGCCATGAGCGAAATGTTCATGAGCGTCATCGAGAAGCTCAAGAAGTTCCTCAATCTTGGCGGCAGTTCCGGCGACAAGACGACGGACGAATTCAACAAGCTATTCACGCCAGGCTCTTACCAAGGCGGAGGCTTTGGACGGCTTATGCAGCGTGCCAGCTTGGGTGGCGCGAACGACAACTATGCGAACGCGCCGGCGGCCGCCGGCGGTTCATCCGTCTATGCCATGATCGAACGCGCGGCGAAGGGCGATGCCCGCGTCGCAAACACGATGAAAGCAATCTTCGAAGGCGAGAGCAACCACACGCGCGGCGTTTACGATCGCAACATGTTCGGCGAAAACTCGCAGGGTCCGTTCCAGCTCAATAAGCATGGAGGCCTCGGCGCGCTCTTCCAGCGTGAGACCGGTCTCGACCCAGCCGATCCGAGCACAGTGCAGGCGCAAGCTGATTGGGTCGCGAATTACATCGCGCGCGGCCGCGGCCCGCTCTCGCAATGGCGCGGCCTTCCGCATGGCATGGAACGCATCCGGCGCGGCCAGACGCATCCAGGAGACAATCAGTTCAATCTGCCGGCGGCGCCGCCCGTTGCGCCTCCACCGCCGGTGAAAGGAAACGAGATCACGGTTCACAATCACACCTACCTCGACGGCAGACAGGTGGCGACGTCGGTGACTCGACATATCGCGGCCGCTGCAAAATATCCTGGTCATATTGGTGGAGTTGATGGCCATGGGTCTTGGTTGCCGCCCGGCACGACGCTGACGGACGCGGCCTGAGCGTCTAAATGGCCGTTCGATACCCGCGCTGCTGGCTCCAGATCGGCGGTGCCCGGCTTACCTGCGTCGCAGCATCTGTGCAGAGACGGGCGCGGCGGGGCTCCGACACGTTCTCGGCTCTCTTGTCTATCACTGCAACGACGCCATTCGGTTTCGGTTTGGCAGAATGGACCGATTTCGACCCACAGGAGGCCTCCGTCATCTTTTCGACAACTGGCCGAGATGAACGCGTGATGATGACTGGCATGATTGATGAACCGGAGGTCAGGCTCATCAATATGATGGTGTCGGTCGCCGGGCGAGACAAATCATCGTCGCTGACAGAAAAGCGGAGACGGGAGAAGTTCCAGAACCAGGAAACTTCCGCGATCGTCGAGAAAGTTGCAAGAGACCATGGCCTGACGGCTTCGGTTCAGTTGCCGAGTGAAAACGGCGATTATGCCGGAAAGCAATATGATCAGGACACCGCGCATCTCGTCTTGAACCGTACTGATTGGGAGCTTCTTGATGAACTGGCCGAGCGCGAAGGGTGCCGCTGGTATGTCGATGGCAACACGCTCTACTTCGAGCCGGATGACCAGAGCAATGGGGCCTATTATGCGCATTGGGTGCCGCCGGTTCCCGGCGCGCCTGCCGACGCAAATGTCCTAAATGTCGCCTTGAAGCGGAATATGTCGGCGGCGCGGCCTCATAAGATGAGGGTGAAGAGCTGGCATCATCGATCACGTAAGCTTTTCACGGCTGAAGCTGAAATGCCCGGCATCGGTTCGACGATCGAATATGAAGATCATCATTCCGGGCGCTCGCAGACGCAAGTGAAGAAGCTTGCGGAATCGAGATTGAAGAACAGGACGCGCCATGAGCTTGGGGTTGTCGTTCACGGCCCCGGAGATCTGACAGTTGACGTGCGGCAAGACCTCTATCTTACCGGCACCGGCACAATCTATGACCAGCGCTATGATATCGATGGCGTCGATTTCGATGTCTCTTGGGGCGAAGGCTTCCTCATGAACATTCAGGCGACAGGAGCAAAGGAAGGTCGGACAGCGTCTTCGACCGTCAGTTCAAAGGGCGGCAAATCGGCAAACCAGAACGGCCCGGCGACGCAGACTGAACCAAAGCCGGAAGAGAGCGGTTCCTGATGGACGATTTCCTTGATCTCATCCGCCGCGAAGCTCAGCACGCAATTGCTGGGCGCCAATACAAGGGGACACTAGTCGCCACGTCTTACAACCCGAAGACGCATGCGATCAAAGGCATCCTGGTTCCTTCTGAGGTCGAGACCGGATGGATACCGATCGCCACTCAGCACGCCGGTGACGGCTATGGCGTGATGTCTGGTCCGAATGTCGGGTCGGCTGAAAATCTTGATGGCGACGTCTTCGATATCGAATTCGAGAATGGTGATCCGAACACCCCGATCGCCAAGCACAAGCATTTCAGCGCCGCGGACAACCCTCCTCAGGTGCAGGCCGGTGAACTGCTGGTCAAACATCAGACCGGAGGGTCGACCTATTTCAAGGCAGATGGGACGATCGTCACGACGCACAAGGATGGCGGCCAGATGACCTTTGACGCCGATGGAAACCATACCCTCGATACGAAGGGAAAGACCGTCACGGTGAAATCGTCCGGCGGTGCGATCAATATCAATGGCGGCGGCGGAACCGTCAGCATCAATGCCTAATCCGATCGCCCGTCTCGGGGACAGTTCAGATCATGGCGGAGCGATCTCGACAAGCGCATCGCGAACAAAGGTTGAAGGCATTCTCGTTGCGCGCGTCGGCGATATTTTGAGTTGCCCGATCCATGGACCGAACCCGATCGTGACCGGATCTCCGGAGTTCGAGGTTGAAGGCCAGAAGGTGGCGCGGACCAGCAGCGTGACGCAATGCGGTGCGGTGATTATCGGCGGCGCGGCGAAGACGGTGTGTGAATAATGGCGACAGACGCGCTCATCCTCGGCCCCTTCGTCTTCGATGATTGGTCAACGCCGGATCATCTTCCGTTCGGGGGCCGACAGCAGGTCATTATCCACCGCATGCCTGGCGGCTCCCGCGTCGTTGATTGCATGGGGCCAGATGACCATGAACGCATTATCGTCGGCAAGCTTTATGGGAGCGATGCGATCAATCAGGCATTGATGCTTGATGCGCTTCGCTCGAGCGGTTCAGAACTGCCTTATTCGAACGGCGTTGAGGCGCGAACGGTTGTGATCGCCGAGTTCTCGCCGAGGATGATCAAGGTAAATTACATCGAATTCGATATGACGCTTGTCACCTCTGATGACAGCGGCGGCGGCGCGATCGGGTTCGGTATCTCAGCCATTGACAATATGCTAGCCTCAGACCTTTCAGCAGCGGTGTCCCTCCTCTCATGATCCCAGCTTCTGTCTCAAGCGCTTTGACGGCCTTTCAAGCGGCCGTGACATCATCGGCGCCGGTGAGTTCGCTTTCGCCGTTGCAGCTTGCCACACTCGTTTCACAAGGGCAGGCCGTCGTCACAATGATCGATGATGCTCTTGAGACCGCTGGCGCTCCTCTTGACGCAGGCGATCCCTCTGGCTTCGTCGGATCTTTCGAAGCCACGCTCAACGACCTTTGGACAGCAAGCGCCGATCAGTCTGCACTTTCCGATATGGAAGGCTACGTCGGACGAGCCGTGCTCAATCTGGCTCAAGGTGTCGCGTAATGGCTTCCGAGAACCTCATTGCGCTTACAGTGCCTTCGAAAATCGTTCGCGTGAGCAACACGACGTTGTTCAAGATCGCGGAAACCGAGCTGGGCAATGCAACGCTCTGGGAAAAGATCGCTGATCTTAACGGCCTCGTCGATCCATGGGTCGACGGCTATCTCGAACTGCAGATTCCGTCGAAGAATGGCTGACGCATCTCTCGAATGGAATGACGATTTGATCGTTGATGCGACGGGCGACATTCTGCTTGTCGAAGGCTCAGATGAAACTCGTCAGAGCATCGTTCGGCGGCTTTTCACATCGGTCGGCGCCTATATCTGGGCGCCTGAATATGGGGCAGGGCTGATCGACCGTATCGGCCGCCCTGCGCGATCGTCCGTCATTCAATCGATTGTCCGTGCTCAGATGAACCTCGAGGCGACGGTTGCGCGAGTGCCGGTTCCATCCGTTATCGTCAAGGAGAACACGGCAAATTCTGGCCTCTTTGAAATCGCAATAAGATATACGGACGCTGTCACCGGCGCGCCCGTTGCCATCAGTCTGGAAGTGCCTGGTAGCCGATGACTGTTCTCGATACGAGATCCAAAGATACGATCGTCAGCACGATCGCCGCCGGCATGCAGGGCCGCCTATCGGGCGTATTCCTGAATTTTGCCAAGGGTAAGGTCTTCCGCGCGTTGGCCGAGGCTGTTGCTGGTGTTTGTCTCTGGCTTCAGAAAAACACGCTATCCGTTCTCAAACTGACGCGGCTTTCCACCTCATATGGCGCGGATGCCGATAGCTGGGTTGCTGATTTCGGAATCATCGAGCGCATTGGCGCGGTCGCTGCGACCGGGCTTGTCACTTTCAGCCGGTTCACGGCTTCTGGCTCGATGCCGCTAATCGCCGTTGGTGCCCTGGTAAAAACGCAAGATGGAACGCAGTCGTTCACGGTTTATGCTGACGCAACAAACCCGGCTTATTCCTCTTCATTGGTCGGCTATGTTCTACCAGCGCAGGTGACGAGCCTGATTGTGCCGGTTGTGAGCGTTACGCCGAACCCGAATAATGCTCAGAATCTCCCTGGGTCGAATGGCAATGTCGCGGCTGGATCGATCTCTGTCATTGCAAGCTCGATCCCAGGCATTGACGCGGTCACTAACCCAGCTGCTTTTACGAATGGTAGCGATGATGAGAGCGATCCGGACTTTAAAGCCGCGTTTCGCCTCGCTATCGCTTCACTCTCGAAGGGAACGGCTGCAGCTTTTGAGCTCGCAATTAATCGGATCAAGACCGGTATGCAGGTTTCCATCATGGATGGTTATGACCTTGATGGCACCGTCGACCATGGAATGGTTACGATCATCGTTGATGACGGATCAGGAGCCGTCTCAAGCGGCTTGGTTTCGCAATGCGCTGAGGCCATCAATTCTGTGCGCGCTGGCGGCATCCGCGTCGGTGTCTATGCGGCCTCGGTCGCATTTGCCGATGTCGCAATGTCGTTCGAAGTCGAGGCCGGCTATTATGCTCCGACGGTTGAGGCGCAGGTCACCGGCGAGCTCGGGCTTAAGATCAATGGCCTCGGCCTTGGGAATGGGCTCTCCTATTTCGATCTTGCTGACTGGATCAAGAGTGTCGCGGGCGTGAGGAAGATCACGGCACTCACCTTGAATGGTGGCCGAGCCGATATTCCCGCCGATCCGCGCGTCACGATCAAAGCCAGATATTTGACGGTCGCCTGACATGTCGACTGGCGACAGCGATGACATGCGAAGGAGGCTGCAAAGCCTTGTCCCACCTGGTTGGGTGCAGCGAACTGGGCCTGTCTATAATGCGGTTCTCGGCGGCATTGGCGATACCCTCGCGTGGTCTTATTCGCTTTTGCTCTTCGTGCGCGATCAAACCCGCATCAAGACGGCATCCGGATGGTTTCTTGATCTTATTGCTTGGGATTTTCTCGGAACGCGCGTTCTGCGGCGGGAAAACGAACTTGATGATGCTTGGCGAATGCGCTTCGTCAAAGAGATCTTTCGTCCCCGTGTTACGCGCGCCGCGATATCAGATGCCATCACTGATCTTGTTGGAACGCCGCCTCAAATATTTGAGCCATGGAATACCGACGATTGCGGCGCCTACGATGTCGGAACGCTTGCCTATGCTGGGTCTCTAAAGGCCACAACGCTTGGCGGCTATGACACCAATTTAGGCGGCTACGACTGCGGATTGCTGGCCTATGTCGCGCCGCTTCCTCCGGATGCCGTGGTTGGGTCATCGGCTGGTGCTGGCTGCTACGGGAGTTATGAGCTTCCGAACCAGATGTTCATCAAGATCAAGCGGCCGCCGCGCACGGGTGTTCTTGATCCTGAGGCAGCAGGATATGGGTTCTATGATACGCCGAGCATGGCCTACGGCGGTGGCGTGCCATTGCCGCTTAAATATGCCGGGTATGACTCGTCGATCGCTGGCCTTGATGTTGGGCCGATGAATTACTCAGCCCCGATCGCGCCGTTCGGCCCGTTCCCTGGCGTCGGTTCATATGCGCCTGAAGAATTCGGCGGCTCAAACCCTGTCAGCGACGATGAAATTTATGCCGCTGTCGCCGCGCAGAAAGCCGCCGGCGTCACGGCATGGATCGGGCTCGATACGCCCTAACTGAAATCACTTTCGACTAGAACTTAGGAGATTGGCGGGATGGACCGTCCGATTACGTATTATGGCGCCTTGGCGCGGGCTCTTGACGTCCTGCAGATGGGACAAAAAGCGATGGTCGGCCTCGCCAAGCTGACGGAATCGATCCTCGGCACGTCGACATGTGTTTCTGGGTTTACTTGCACACCAACGGCGCCCGCATCGATGTCCGTCAACGTCAACCCGGGCGTCGTTTATGAACTCGAAAATCTAGAAGGCAGCGCGGTCAGCCTGCTGAGCCCCGATACGCATAACATCATGAAGCAGGGTATGCTGCTTGACGCAACGACCAAGACGCTCGCTGCCCCGACGACTGTTGGCTATTCGGTTAATGTCCTCATCGAAACGCAGTATGAAGATGCCGACATCGGGAACACGTTGCTCAGCTATTATAATTCGGCCGAACCTTCCGAGCCTTTCAATGGTCCTGGCAACAATGGACAGCAGCAGCCGACGATCCGCGCGGGTGTCGCGGCAATCCAGACGAAATATGGCGTCCCCGCAACGTCCGGCACGCAGGTTACGCCAGCTCCTGACGCGGGCTGGGTTGGTCTTTTCGTTGTCACGCTCTCATTCGGCCAGACTTCGATCACGGCGGGGAACATCGTTCAATATTTCAATGCTCCGTTCATCCAGACGCTGACGAATGTTGCTGCATCAGTTCCCCAAAAGCTCTCATCCAATATTCAGTTATACGTGAATGCATCGACTGGCGATGATGGCAACCCAGGAACCCAAACGCAGGCTTTCAGAACGCTTCAAGCCGTTCGAAACTATGCTCAGAACAATTTCAATCTCAATGGCACATATTCCGTCACCTATATCTGCACTGGCGCTTTCACTGCCGGCGTCACAGCCAATGGGCTTATTCCGGGCCAAAATGGACCTGGCGGTGAAGTTTTCTCGTTTACGTCTGGATCTTCTGTCGCCGTAACAAATGCGACCTGCCTAACTGCGGCAAACGGTGCGCAGTTTACTATTCAGACCGCTTCGGGACAGGTAACGCTGTCCGCAACTGGAACTGCAGTTGGTTATGGTAACGCTCTTGCTGCTACCTATGGCGGTTCTCAAATCCAGGTTGGAACAGGTATAAACTTTGGAAGCTGCTATGGATCTCACGTCATTGCGAACGGCGGGACTATCAATCTCAACAATGCATATACGATTTCAGGGGGTGCTCAGTCCCATTGGGCTATTATTCTAAACGGTGGTTATGTAGCCACAAACATTTTAACACCACAAACCATTACAATAACTGGAACTCCAAACTTTGCGGCTGCTTTCGCTTATACCTCAACGCCTGGGCAAATTGCCGGTCCAGGTCTTACATTCAGTGGATCGGCTACAGGTCCAAGATATTTTGCAACTAATAATGGTACCATCTCCACGAATGGAGCAGGTGCAAACTATCTTCCCGGAAACTCTGCTGGTTCTGTGTCGGCTGGCGGCCAATACTCTTAAGGAAATCGGTCAATGCTATCATACAACGGCTATAATTGGTATTGGAGAACTGATGACGATAAGGTCTATTCGTCGAAGTTGAATGCGCTTGTTGCATCCGATGACGAAACTTATGTCGCATGGAAAGAAGCGGGTGGCATGACGACCAGGTGGCCCGTCGATGATGCCGGGCTTCAAACGGTTCCGCCGCTTCAATGGGTGCTGACGCCCTTCGGCATTACGGTGCCGACTAATATTCTCGATTAAACCAACCGTGCTTGTATTCGAGACGCTTAAAGAAGCGATCGACTTTTTGCTGACGCATATCGTTCCGCCGGACGTCAAGATTTTCGTCAAGTCCGACGTAAAACCATCATCGCGGCCAACGCCACAAGGGTGAAATCATGAAAATCTGGAACCTTGCCGCCGTGGCTCTTGCTGCGGCGATGATGCTTGTCGGCCCTGCGCATGCGGTCTCCACGGGGCCAGTGCCAGTCCCTGCCGCGAACCAGTCTCCACCGACTTGTAATTGGGTCCTTGCCAGCTCGACGCCTGGCCCGCTCCGGCTGCAGAACAAATCAACGTTCCCGGTCGCGTATGCAATCAGCGATACGACGCCTTCTGGTTCGGGCCCGTTCTTTTCGCTTGAGCAGAACGCACCAGATAAATTTACGGATGTTTATGCGCCGTCCACTTCCTTCGTGTATCTCTGCAATTATGGTTCAAGCACGACCAATATTATCGTTTCTCCGATTGAAATAGGAGGCACCTTCACAGGGTCGTTTACGATCGGAGGAGTTACAATCGCAGATGGTGCCGACGCCACACAAGGCGCCAAGGCGGATGCAGCCTACACTGGTTCTGGTTCGGCAAGTGAAATCGCCATCTTGAAGGGCATATACGCTCAGGGTGCGACGCCAATCCCGCCCGGCTCAAACACCATCGGTAATATAGGCAACACCGCCTTTGGAATCAGCGGTTCGCTCCCAGCAGGTTCCAACAATATCGGTACGATCGGTAACACGGGATTTGGGGTTACCCAGGGCGGTAACACGGCGGCGGTTATCCCTGGTTCCACCTCCCCATCAGCTTCGGCTGCGGCGTTGAACGTGACGATCAGTCCGAACAGCGCAGCATTAATTCAGACTGGATCGGCAGGAAGCTCGTCACCTGAGGTATTGTCTTTCCAAGGTATTGCAGGAGGAACGCCTGCACCTGTTGTAATCGCCAATGGCGCGGACACAGCGCAGGGCTCGACAACCGACTCCGCGTATACCGGGTCCGGCTCTTCTACGATGATCGCGGCCCTGAAGGGGATCTATGCACTTGGCTCAACGCCGCTCCCCGGTCAATCCGGCCACAACGTCAATATCGGCGCGGTCGAACCTCTGTCGTCAGGCATTCAGTCCGCGAAAATTGACGTGTCGACTGCGACCACGACGGAGCTTGTAGCGCTTTCCGGCTCAACAAAAATCTATGTCACATCATTCGATATTGTCTCTGGCGGAGCAGGTACGGCGAAATTCGTCCATGGCACAGGCAGCAACTGCGGTACGAGCACCACTGATCTCACAGGTGCCTATCCTCTGGCTGCTCAGGCCGGCATTGCGAAGGGCTCGGGCTTCGGCGTGATCCTTGTCATTCCAGCTGGTAAGGCCCTTTGCATCGTAACGACGGGTGGCGTGCAGATGTCCGGTTCCATCTCCTACATGCAGTTTTAAACCATGAAGCGCTTTATCCTTTCACTCTCGATATGGCTCTCGCTCTGCGCGCTGGCAGTAGCGGGCAATGTTCTTCTTCTCGGGGCGGGCAGCCCTGGCGGGGGCGGTGGAGGCGGCTCTTATGACGCCTCGACGGTCGCCTGGACGAGCGCGGTCACTTCTGCGGGCGGCTCGGTGAGCCCGACCCAGGAAGGGCGGGTCGACACGCTCATCACTTGCCTGAAAACCAATTCGATCTGGAGCTTGCTCGATCGCTATTGGTGGTTTGCGGGTGAGAACACCACGCAAGCGCGCATCGATCTGAAAGCTCTTCAGACTGCGACGGTGAATGGCACCTGCACATTCACGGCTGGCCACGGGTACGCCTCTGATGGGTCGACCTGCGGCATAGACAGCAACTTTACGCCATCGTCCGGAACAAACAACTGGACGAGCACGAGCGCCCATATGTCGGCCTACCTGCTGGTCTCCGCTGGAGGCAGCGGAATAGCGGGAGGCTTCCAGGGCAATGGCGATCCTTATTCGGTCTTGGATTTTCAGATTTGCTGCAACTCAGGTGAGGCTCGCCTCAACGGGTCCAATGTGGTTGAGCCGACGATCACGTCCTCTGTCGGCGGCCAGCTGACAGCAAGCCTCTTGAGCGGAAATATCTCAGCTTATTACAACGGCGCAAAGACCACGACCCCTGTGACCAACCCGCTCGTTTTGCCTTACGGACACATTTTGGCGCTGGCCCGAAACGGTGACACACCGACCTATGCGCCGGATAATTTCGCCGCAGCCGGCGTGCAGATCGCATCAACAAGCTACGGCGCCGGTCTTAACGACACCCAAGCGAATGCCCTCCAGGCGTGCGAGAACGCCATAGCGACGGCAGAAGGCATCAATACCCACTGAGGTTTTTCTAATGCTCAAGAAGTTTCTTGCTGCGATCCTTCTCGCGGTCCTCTTTGTTGCGCCAGCCGAGGCTTATTTCAGGCGGGGCACAGGTATTGTTGCGGGCGGCGGCGGTGGTGGGGGTCCTGTCGAGCCTCCTCCCGCTGGCTCTATCGCCAATCGCAACTCGCCAATCATGATGAATTTTGCGGGCAATACGATATACACAACGTCGTATTTTTGCCTCGATTTATTTAAGTGCAATTCTGCTCAGCAGACTGACCATGGCACTGGCTTCCAGCTGCTGTGGCAGACGAAGCTGACCGCTGTCTCGGGCGATACGGGCGAAGAGGCATCCCTGACGCTCGACAGCTCTGGCTGGCCGACGCAATGGCCGCAGCCAGGAATCACGACAGCAGATAAGGTCTGCACACGCTTTGCGCCTGGCTCAGGTGATTGGCCCGCTGGCGATTATGTCGTTCTCTATAGCGGTACCGGCACTCTTTCCTTTGAAATCGTTGGCTCCGGTGCGCTCACGCCTGTGTCGAGTTCAGCAGGACGCTACGTCATAAATCCCGGCGTGCCGTCGACAAACGGTATTACAATCTGCATCGCCTCTAGTTCGTCTGGCGATCACGTTCGAGATATTCACCTCGTTCGGGCGATCTATGAGTCGCAGTTTCTCGCAGGGCAAATCGTTAATCCTGATTGGGTCGCGCGACAGAGTGATGTTCGCGGCTATCGATATATGGATGCGCTGGGCGTCAATGGGCAGACAACGGCCTCCTGGTCGACGCGGTCCAAGATAACGGACATGGTCTGGGGCCAGCGAGACATCCCTCATGAAGTTATCATCGGCACGCTAAATTACATGGGTGCGGATGGTTGGGTCAATGTTCCGATCAATTACGCGGATGCCGATATAACCGCTATGGCGACGTTGTATCACAGCACGCTAAATACGACCTCGGTCATCTACGTGGAATTGAGCAACGAGGTTTGGAATACATTTTTTAGCCAGATCAATTACGCCCGTGCCCAAGGGATGGCGCTCTGGCCGAACGATATTAATGGGAACCCCTCAATCGACGGGCTCGCCGGTTATAATTGGTACGGCCTCCGCACCTCGCAGATGTGCGCCCTCTGGAAGACTGCGTGGGGGGCCGATGCTTCGCGCGTCAAATGCGTCATTGGTCTGGCACCGGATCGCAATGCTAGTGGCATCTACCCACCGTCAACGACGAATGACTGGGGCAACGGCTACTATGACAGTGCCTATAACATCCTCAATTGCCCCATGGCGGTCCATTACGGCCAGGCGGCTCACCGCTGTTATATGGATGCCGACGTTGCGGCCTCATCAGTCTACTTCGAGAATTACGCGGTGCCTTCTGCTTGGGGGGCCGCATATTCAGATGGAGGCCTGTCCGAGCTTTCCACGGAAGTTTTAAGTGGCGGTCTCCTACCGTCCCCGGTGGGCGCTCCTGTCGTGTCCGGGGGGCCTTCTGCGTACACAGTTACCTCGGGGCACAGTGTATCCTGTACCCCTGCCAATGGAACTGCAATTGCGGCTACATTCAACACCCCGACGACGGGACCAGCGACGATTGCTATAGATGGATGTCCCCCGGCTACACTCGCACAGGAGGGGGGGCTAACGAGTTCCTACTTTGTCTATGGAACCGTGACGCTCGTCTATACGACGCAAATTTGCACCTCCTGGCAGGCTCCGCCAAATGTATGTGCGACAACCGGGTCGGTCACTCCCGCCTGGCGTGCTATGCTTGCTGCTTATCCTGGCGGCATGCTGGCTCAGACGAAGTTTTGGTACACGCAGTACGCAACTTCTATCGCCGCAAGCTACAGTCCGCTCAAGTACGCAGCCTATGAAGGTGGCAACAATGCTTTTCCGGCAGGGCAGCACGATGAAATTTCAGCGCTGTACTTCGCCTACATGAGAAGCAACTACAACTACCTTGAGTACGCTAACCTCCTAGCGGATTGGAAAGCTAACGGCGGCCATATATTTGTCCATTATACGGACACCAGCATTTACTCAGGCGATTTCGCGTGGGGGGCGTTGGAGAGCATATATCAGTCCCCGCTACCGCCGAAGTATAATGCGATAAAGGATTTTATCGCGGCGAATCCATGTTGGTGGTCTAATTGCGCCGCCGGAGCACCGTGAGACCGCTGAGCATGGCTATGGCACTGGACATCATAAGAAGGCTCGATGCAATCGGCGTTGCTAAGATCGTCTCAGCGATGGAAGACACTGAAAAGGTGCCTTCATAGCCATTATAGACCGTGTAAAAGTTGAAAGACCCTCCGGTTAATCCATCAAAAATCAAACTGATAGAGGTGGCATGATAACCGGTATAGAGCTGTGCCTGTGCGCTGGTAGGGGTGAATTGATAAGAACTTTGGCAAGATGGATTGCCAACGCAATCCATCGTCTCCGGTGTCAGAGGAATACCAGCATAGGGCAGCGACATATAAAATGGGCTGACAATATTCGTAGACGTGGGGCTGCTCGATCCCGCCGGTTTCGCGGTGTCGTAAATATAGGTGAAGTCGAATGGGGCGCCCGTCAGGTCTATATCTGGCATCCCGGTTCGGATCAGTGATCCTGAAGTAACCACCCCGTCTACATCGATCTGGATGATATCAGCCCTCGCCGGCGCGCAGAAAAACACCGCCGCCAAAGCAGCCAATAGAAAAACCCTCATCATAAATCCCCTCTGGCAAACGTCGCATTTTGGCGCGCCGGGCGCGGGGAGTCGAGTCTAGGCCGAAACAGCTAGACCGGAAGCAATGACGCCGCCCCATGATAGGGAAGCTTTTTATTAGGGGTATCCGAATGAAATCATTCAGTTCTGTCGCCTTGCTGGCGCTTTTGTCCGTGTTTTCATCGCCCGCGATGGCTGATCTGGTCGCGCCGCCTTCGGACGGAAGCCGAAACAGTGTCACCGTCAATGGTCGCACTTACACGAGCCAACCAGGGGTTGCGATTGATGTCCCATCCTTCGATGCGCAGATCCTCCTATCGAACAAATGGGTTGTCGGATCTGTGCCGCCTGTGGTTGTGCCGCCCGATGAGCAGATCGTTGCCAATCGCGGCATCTTCAACTGGTTTTCCAATTCGGCGGGCGGCGGCGGGACCAACTACACGCGCGGCGAATATCGGCAGAAGCTGACTTTTGGCCCAGCCGCTTCGTCGGATATCCGGATCTGCTACGGCAATTATTATTCGAATGGCGGTCCAGGCGAAGTTGCGGGCCTCAATGCTATCACCGTTGAAGGTGCCGTTGAGCTGACAAGCCCGGTCACGACGGTCATGGCTTCGTGGAGCGGCGCGAAGACGATCACGATCCAGCTTGGCACACAGGTCTGCTCAGATCCACTGCCGATCGACATGCCAGCCAACGGCACGGCGTGGCTACGCACGGGCGTCACGGTGTCCTCGGGGCAATTCTGGCCGACGGCGAATTATTTCTTCTCCGGCTCAGGCGATGCCTATTACGAGAGCACGTCGGCAACGAGTCAGATCGGCAATACTGGTGCCTTGGTACTACCCTCTGGTGGTGCACAATCACCGAGCAATACCGGCTTTGGCGCGCTGGCGATACTGGGGAGACCGAAGACAAAAATTCGTTCGGGCGTCATTGTCGGCGACAGCATCGCGATCGGTGTAGCGGATACCGGCAATGGCGATGGATTGGGGAACGTCGGTTTCATTTCGCGCAGCCTTGCTGCGAACAGCATCCCCTATTCTCGGCTCGGTCGCCAGAGTGAAACGCTACAGAGTGAAGCTGGTGCCGCGGGATATCTGCGCAGGCTATACTTTCGCAATGCGACGATCGCGATTACGAATGCCGCAACAAACGATATCCCGACCGGTCGCACGCTGGCGCAACTGCAGGGAGATCTGACGACCCTCTGGGCGGCGCTCAAAGCCCGCAACCTTAAGGTCCATCATGTCCTCGTGTTTCCGCGCACGACGTCGACGGACAGTTTCGCGACGCCTGGCAATCAGAGCTATTATTCCGCTGCTTATGCGCCGGGCGGCATCAAGGACCAGCTCAACGCCTGGATCAAAACGCAGGTCGGCATTCTGATCGACGGCTATTTCGATCCTGCCCCGTACATCGAGGATGCCGCGAACCCAGGCAAATGGGCGACCGTTGCCTCCCCCGCCGCGCTCTACACGCCGACGGGAGCGATGACGACGGACGGCACACATCCCGTCGCGCTTTCGACAACGGCACTCACAACGCCATTTACGGCCTATCTTGCCGGATTGTGAGTTAAATTGAGCTTTCGAGCGTTGTTTCAGCATCAGCCCGCAAATAAGCGAGTAGGGCATTCGCTGCGGCTTTTTCATCGGCTGTGAGCATGATCGGCTGGTCGGGTTGAACCCGCTGCATCAAGGCCTGCAAAACATCAATCGCCTCGATGCTTTCTGCCACAGTTACAGGTTTCTCGCTCATCTCGTCGCTGAACATGCCCGTCCCCTCACCTTTCTAGGCGAGCGATTTAGCAGGGAATGCGACAGTTTTAAATAGATTTGACGGGTTCCGGCCCATCAAATTCTGAATACGACGTTAACGCAGCCGCCTCCGGGTGGCTTTTTTTATTGGAGCCTGCAATGACAGATCTCGCGGCCCTTCGGTCGGCGAATGCAGCCCGTTGGGCAAAAGCGCGGCTGACGCGCGGCCCGGAGTTCGAAAAATATGCCCTGAAAGCTGTTGCGAATAAGGCGACCTACAAAGAGATCGAACAGCGCTCCGGTGTTCCCTGGGTCTTTGTTGCGGTTGCCCATTATCGGGAAAGCTCGCAGGACTTTTCGAAATCACTGGCGCAGGGCGACCCATGGAACAAGGTCTCTGTCCATGTTCCTGCCGGGCGAGGACCATTCCAGTCTTTCGCAGATGCTGCAGTCGATGCCCTCGTGAACTGCGCGCCATACGCCGCGCGCAACGCGGATTGGTCGATTGAGGGCATGCTCACTTACCTCGAACGATATAACGGGCTTGGCTATGCCAATCGTGGCCTCCCGTCGCCTTACGTTTGGTCTGGCACCGATCAGTATGTGAAGGGCAAATACGTCGCCGATGCCGTCTTTGATCCAAATGCTGTCGACAAGCAGCTCGGTTGCGCCGGGCTCATCCTTGCCATGCAAAAGCTAGATGCAAGCATTGTTTTCGACGGCGCTCAGCCAGCTGTAAACTTGGATGCTGAGCCGCCGAAGGATGCAGCATGGCTTCAAAACGCTCTGAACAAGCTCGGGGCATCGCCGGTGCTCACGGTCGACGGCATGCTCGGCCCCGCAACCAAAGCCGCGGTGAAGGCCTATCAGGGCCGCAAGGGGCTCGCTGCGGATGGCATTGCCGGTCCAAATACCCTTGCCGCGCTCGATGCCGATCTGGCAGCGGCTCCCATCATCCTGAGCGCACCAGTCGCCGCTCCATCCATTTGGGCTCGCATCAAATCGTTTTTCAACTGGGCCTGATCTGACCGGCCGGGCGGCTCCCGGAAATTCCCCAACATCATAGGTGAAATATGAAACGCTTCTACGAGCGCGCGATGCTGTGCGCGCTTCTCACGGCTTTCGCTTCTCCCGCCTTTGCCGCGACTGTCGATCTGTCCGGCGTCTGGGGTGACGTGATGAGCTATGTTGCCTCGATTGTCGGCGTGGCCATCTCCGCGCTCGTCGGCTGGGTGTTCATGCTCCTCAAAACCAAGATCGGTCTGTCGATCGATGACAGCATGCGCGCCAGCCTGCAGGCGGCCGCGACGAATGCGGCAGGTCTTGTTCTCAACAAGCTCGGCAACGCCTTGCCGGGCAGCGTCGAAATCAGCAATCCGCTCATCGCCGAGGCGGTTCAGTACGTCCTGAAGGCCGCTCCTGACGCCATCAAGCACTTCGGCCTTACGCCGGATGCGCTTGCTGAAAAGATCGTCGCCGCCCTTCCTCAGGTCGCGAATACGACCAAGAGCGCCTGATGCTCGCGCTCATCGCTTCATGGCTGGCCTCGCAAGGTGCCAGCCTGTTTCTTGGAGCGCTCACAAAGCTCGCGCTTGATGCCTGGAATTCGTACCAGGCGAACAAGACGCAGCGTGACCTTGCGACGGCACAAGCACAACTCTCACAAGCAACGGCGACGATCTCATCTCAGCAGGCCGAACTGCAAGCGCAGGCGGATGCGCCGAAGAATGCTGATGATGCCATCAAACGGCTGGAGGATGGAACCGCATGAGCATGACCTGCACAGGCTTCGCTTTCATCTTCCTCGAGATGACTTGCGTAACGACCGACGCGCCGCCGGTTGTCTGCCCGCCGGTTCGGACATGGGCCCCGGCCTTTCAGAAACAGGTTGCAGCTGAAATGCGCGCCGCACCTCAAAGCGCACTGGCCCAGGTCGCCATTCAAGCGATTGGCGATCGTGATGTGGCGCGAGCTTGCGCGAAAGGGAAGCGTTGATGAACCAGGAACAGATCGTTTCGCTCATCCGGCAAATGCTCCTGACATTTGGCGGTGCGCTTGTGGGCAAAGGTTATATGGACGATGGGACCATGACCATGATGGTCGGCGGCATCATGGCTTTAGGCACAGGAGCTTGGGCCATCTACACGCGCCGTCGCAATGGTCTCATTGCTTCGGCTGCGGCGCTCCCGCAAGTTTCGCAGATCGTAACGACGGCTGAGATCGCTCAGAAAATTCCGAACGAAGCCGTCGTTTCTTACGAGTATGCGAAGAATTCATCTCCCGCGAAGCCGCACGCTTGATGAATCGCGCGCAATTAAAAATCACGGTGATGATCGTCATCACTGCGCTCGCGTGGCTGGCGCTTGTGTTCGGCGTGCGCGCTGAAACCTGCATGGCATCTCATTACGGCGCTGAAACCTGTCGTGGGAAGAGGGATTGCCGGACAGCGAACGGAGAACGCTTCAACCCACATGGGATGACAGCCGCGCATCGTTCGGCGCCATTTGGAAGCATCATCGGTGTGCGGGCCTACGGGCGCGAGATCCGCGTGCGCATCAATGATCGTGGTCCATTCGTGCGTGGGCGATGCATCGATCTTGCTGACGGCGCGGCGCGCGCGCTCGGTGTGCGCGGCACGGCTTTAGTCGAAATCACGAGGCTGCGATGAACGCCGGTCCAATCTTCTGCATCGTGCTGGCGATCTGTGCGGCCTTTCTCGCCATGGATGCAGGAGAGGACCGTTGACGCGCATCATCATCTTCGTCTGCAGCATCTATGTCCCGCCAGACAAATGCGGGCCGGATACAGCGCTCGACGTGATCTATCGTGATGCACCGTTCGGCATCTCAGGTATGGCAGGACAAGTTGAGATCGCTGAAGACCCGCGCGGTCTCGATTGGCGTCATTACACCAAAATTCAAACCACACGCTGAGGGGCAGGGCTATTGCCGGTGACAGAGACGGAGCGGATCGTGGCGCTCGAAACAATCCTGAAGCATTTCGGATCATCAATCGAGACTTTGACGATAAAGCTCGACGCGGTCGCAGTTAGCCAGCACGAATGCGCGCTGCTTCTAAAAACCATCTTGGACCGGCTGCATTCAGGAGACGAAATTCTAAAAGAGCACGACAAGCGGATCGATAAGGTTGAAGACCGGCTTGCCGCGGTCGAACATAGGCAAAAAGATTTCGCCGGCGATGACAAATGGCCCTCTTGGGCGGACATTCAGAGAGCCCATCTCAATCGCGGCGCTTTGGTCACGGGTGGTAAAATCCTTTGGGCCTGCGTCTCTGCCATCATTGGTGCCATTGCTGCAGTTGTTGGCCTGCCGTTCTGGCACAACAAGCCGTGAGCCAGTCGGATGGAGATCTAGAAACTTCCCTAATCAGCAATATTTCCGTTGGTGCAATACGTGGCCGGAGAAAGGGAACCGTTTTCCCAACGCCAGAAAATACAAAAGTCAGTTTTTCTCACAATCTTAAAAATATCTTGATAGCAAACTCGGCCATGAAAGTAGATCGCCGCACTTCCATTTTGTATTGAGCTAATCTCGTTTTCACTAAATGTCTCATCCCTATCTTTAAGCGGGCCCGCTTGCTTGCCGAAAAACCATCTATTATTTTCATCAAGAGACATTATCTCATCACAACTTTTATTTTGGAGTTCACGAGCTTTTGGATATTCAAAGACATTTATTCCAGTAAACCATGTGGCTTCGTATACCGGGGTTTGTCCAAGATTTTCAAAAGTGCCATCAACTTGCGCTTTACCGCCTTGAAAGAAATTATCGATTTTCGTCGCGCGGACTATTAGATATGCTCTCAATTGCCTTTGCTCGGTATCTTTAGCCACGGCTACTTGATCTTCTGCTGCTGTGGCCTGCCTTCGAGATTCCTGTAACGAACCCCAGCTAGCCATAAGAGCAAAGCCTGCAAAGATGGCAGCGGCTATCGCTGCGACTGTCGTTGCGACGGTAAGGCGAAACGAGCGCGCCCAATAGAGTCGCTCGTTTAGGTGATGCTCACGTTCCTCTGAATTCCAATGTTCTTGTTCGTGTGGCAAGTGTTCCCCTTGCATTGACTTTCTAATTGTAACTTTGGTGTGTTCGTAACCAGAATATTGGCACTGAATTTCATCTATGACCGCTTTCATGGGCCCATTAGGCGTCGGCATAGTGTGTTCCTTATCATGGTTAGTATGATTTAAAGTCTGCACTCTGAACGATGGCTTAGCTCTTGTCGGTTGGCTTGATATAGTCCCATCGGCGGTGATTCTGCCGCTGTTAAGAAGGCTAAACTTGCCCGGCTTCGTGCCGGGCTTTTTCTTTTAGGCCAAGCCCGCAAAGGCCGAATGCCGCAGCAGGCCGTCTCCCGTGATATCCCGATAGGCGACGTTCGCCTTCACGAGCGGCTGACACCATACCGCCTGTTTGATCCGCAAGCCGACGATGGGCGCCTTCGTTACGCGGATACTGTCGAGCATCACTTTCAGATCATGCGCGACGCGCTCCGAAAAACCCGTTCCGACAGCGCCGCGATAGGTCAGGCCGGCGCCTTCCTTGATCGCGACATGCAACGCGCCGAGGCCACCGCGTTTGCCCGGCTGATAGCCGATGATGATAAAGACCTCGTGCTTGATGCATTTGACCTTGAGCCAGTCCTGGCTGCGGCCCGAGTGATAGGGCCGGTCCCGCCGCTTAGAGACAATCCCCTCCAGCTCATGCTCGCAGGCGAGCGCATAAACGCGAGATCCTTCCGCATGGATTTCCTCGCTGAAGCGGATCTCATTTGGCGCATCGGCTATGATACCTTCCAGCACAGTGCGCCGCGTGTCGAGCGGCCAGGCACGGATATCCAGGCCGTCCCAGAAAAGCAGATCGAAGACATAGCAAATCGCGTCGCGCGCACCGCCTTTCTTCAATGCCGCCTGCAATAGGCCAAAGCGGGGGCGGCCTTGATCGTCGAGCACGACGGCCTCGCCGTCGATGACGGCATTGCGCATTGGCAGCTCTGTCGCGGCCGCCGCGATCGAGGGGAAGCGCTTGCTGTAATCAAGCCCGGTGCTTGAAAAGATTGTGACATTGCCCGCGTCGATCGCGATCTGAATGCGGTAGCCGTCCCATTTGATCTCATGCAGCCAGGCCGCGCCGGGCGGGGGCTTCGTGACCATCGTCGGCTTGCATGGATCGATGAAGCCGGGCAGGGGCGCGTCGAAGACGAGAGGATGATCTGTCGAGCGCGGCTTCTTTGTCATCCTCTCAACTCTTCTGGGGTGCCTCCCGCTCCGCAAGCGTCCGAATGCCTTGCCTGAGGGTTAGGTGGGCTTTTGGCCGCTGCTGGCAAGCTTCATTATAAGCGGCGCGCGCGATGATCCCATTGCTTGACCGCGCCAACACTTCTGCGATCCCGCCTCTGTCGTTCCAAACCTCAACCTGATAGGTGCCAAATTCATCGCGCGGTGCCTCTGCTATATCGGCATAGAGCCGCAAAGCTTGAACAATCATCCGCGTGCTTTGCTCAGTGAGAAGGATGCGCCTGCCCGCGCCGGTGGCCTCGAGGCGCGCTGCCAGATACCGGACATCGTTCATCGTCATGATTTTTACGGATCGAATTTCGGGTTTCATGGTCTTCGATCTATCCCCGCTTTAAACAGGCGTGCGGCTATTCCTGCCGTCAGAACATGCCACCGCTGAAAACCTTGTCTCCTTCGACATGAATCGGCTTTTCGTGAGGACTTGGCTCGTAAAGCGTTTCAAAGCCGATCACGACGGAAAGCGGGGTACGCCGGTTGCAATCCAAGCATTTGCATCGCCGGATAAGCGATGCGATGCGCTCCTTTGCCGGGTGCTGGTCGAAATAGACATGCCCATAGCGGCGACAGATCTGGCAGGTCACCCGCAGATATTGCCAATGGTTATCGAGTGCTTCGGCGACGGTCTGGGGAGGCTCGTTCAAGCGGGCCAT